ACAGACATATAAACCTTTACCATCTGTTCCTTACTTGCACCAGGTTTTACCTTACCCTTTGCTTTGTAACGAACGTCAGAAGCCAACTGAGAGGCTTGTTTCTCTACGTCAGAATCACCAGCAGCGTGACCTTTTCTAGCGCCCTCATGAATGGAGGAATACGCATCCATTAACGATTTGTCAATTTTACTTGGACTATCAGTTGGAAACATTTCTCTTTGCACGTTTTTTCCTAGATTTATTTATAAAATTAAGGATAACTGGATTATGTGAAAGTCTTTGAACATACTCACGATGTGCATCAGTACCAACCAAACGTTGATCTGAGGGTACACCAGACACATCAGTAAACTTCTCAGCGATGTCCTTGATCCAAGACTTGAACATCATGTTGTCTTCAGTCACCGCAATGATGTAGTTTGCACCACGACGAATGATCTTTCCAACCAGTCCAGTATTATCGTTCTCAACGATGTCACCCATACGAAAGAGATTACCATTCACATAGTTCTCTCTCAGGTTCTTCCAATCAAACTTAGGAGCGATCTTCCACATCTCCTTCTGAACTTCCTTCTCTTTGACACCCATGCTCTTACGGATGGTGCCATAAAGTTTTTCAGTTCCCTCATCATCCAGAGCTTTGGGTACACCTTTACGGAAGGTTTCAAAGTCACCCTTGACTGCAGCAGCACGCAGTTTGGATGCAGACATTCCTTCTACACCTTCAGACTCTGCATCTCTCTCACCTGCAGAGATCACACGAATGCGATCGAAATCATACAAGTCACCGTTGTATTTGTTTGCCAGGTTCTCAAACTCTTTGAGTCTGTCTGCACCAACAACGATGTTGATACTTCTGGCACCACGACCACTGGCACCTTTGAGAACATCAAAGATGGTCTTTGCACCTGGGTCATCAACGATATTCTCTGCATGACCAGGGAACATGGCTTGCATGTAAGAAATCTTGGTCTTGGGATCTAGAGGGTTCTTCTTTGGATCATTTGACCGTGAAGGATAAATCAAATACTCACCCTTACCTGCAGCACTCTTTACACGGTTCAGAAGTTTCTCATGTCCAACCGTGGGGGGATTGAAACGACCAAACGCAACTGTCAGATCTGCAGGATCACCTTCTCTCTTACGGACTTCTTCGCGTTCTGCCTTCTCTTTGGCTTCTGCATCTGCCTGTTGTTGTGCAGCCATCGCACCCCTTTCATCAGGAGTGGGTGGACGACTGGCACCAAAGAACTTCAGTTTGCCATTGACAGTCTTGGCAACTAACTTACCTCTCTTGTCATAATAGTCACCATGACCATCACTCTGCAGACCTAGTTTCTTGGCCTGATCGGATGCCTGTGTGACAACCTCAAGAATAAATTTACTAAAACTCTTCATTGTTTATCCCAGTTCTTTGCTGCGGTGAAGTTGGCTCTACTGAACTCAAGTCTATCTACTAGTTTCAAAGCTCTTCCAGAACGAATTGCAACAAAACCCTCAGGTGCAGTGACTCTGTAACCATCGTCAGTCCTGAGGAAAGTACCAAAGGTGTTGACCTTCTGTAACTTGTTAATCATAAACTGTTTCGCTGCCTGCAAATTGTAATACGACGCGACTGTCATATAAATTGAATTTGAATTTGCAGAAATGAATCGAAGACCATTGGTCTTGATTTGTAAGTATTTATCTTGTGTCTTTTTTGTCTTCTTTGATGCAATCTCTTTGTCAAGGGCATCACTGAAATACTTTGCAAAGTCCATCGCAGTATTGCGGACAGTCATTCCAGACTTACCCTCACGGACATAACGATTGAAAAAGATCTTGAACATGTAGTTCAAAGAGAACTTATCATCACCCTTCATCAGATCCAAGAACTTAGAGGATTGTCGAAGAGAACCCTCTGCACGATTGATGAGTGCATTGTACCTAGCTTTGTCGGCGAGAGTCATGTTGGCTTCACCAGACGCATTGGAGAACTCTGCAGATGCAACGAATACATCCGCATCACCAGGGACATTCGCACCAAAGGATGCAGCCATTGTGTCCAGAGTGCTACCAGAATATGTGGTGTGAAATACGATACCCAACTTAGCAGTCTGAATCGTCTGTCCCAGAGGACTCTTTACAGGCACTGCATAGGTAATGGTGTTCGGTGTGAAAGCAATGCAACGATCACCACCGATGGTTGCAACATACTTATCATCCGTGAACAGAAGATCACCCTGCACCACCCCACGGATAGGAAGTTTAGAAAGATATCGATATGACGCTTTGAGTTTGTCTGCAAGTTGTCCAGGTGGATAGATCTTATCCACATCCTCTTCAGAATAACAGATCTTAGGACTCACTTTGTTGAACACAGACTTTGTACCGACAAAGAAGTCACCCTTCTGTGGATCAATGCCACAGATGACTGCAGGAGCACCGTCCCACTTCACAGTCACGCGAGTGTCCTCTGCACCCTGATCCAACATATCACCAAGTGATCGGAGAAATGCAATCGCCTCACGTCCACCCCGTGACCCATCATTCATGATGTTGTCTTCCAGGTGTTCCAGGTGTGTGTTTTTCATACCTTTAGTATACTACGGATGGTCTGGTCTGTCAGGATGCGTATGCCGCTTTGCCGGCCTCCACATAGAACTTGAGTTCCTTGATATTGAACTCACCATTGACCTCACTCGACCTGTTCTTGAATCGGAGTTGGAATAGTTCTTTATTACTTGGATTCAATCTAAATTTAATATTGTCACCAACCATCACTGCTTCCACAGATGTGGTTTCTTGTTCGAGTTGATTGATACCATCCAAAGTAATCTCTTTCACTTTAGTCTTATCAACATCAACAACCTCTGCAAGGTCAGAACCAAAAGTCACATCCCTGAATAATTGAAACGCAGCCTGTTTGAGTTGTGGTGTAGAACTCAAATTAGCAAGTCCTTTCTTCACATCAGAGTATAACTCTTTAATTGTTTGTACTTTCAGTTTCTTTTCTTGTGATGTCCTAGCTGTCGCAAGAACCTCTCCTAGAATTTTTCTATATCTCTCCTCATCCTTCAACTGTATACCAAATCGACGGAGGATATCCATCATTCCGTTGAATGGACTCAGGTTTGCAAGAGTCTTACTGCCAGACTTCATGGAGAAGTTAAGTCTCTCATCCAAATAAGTTTGACCATTGATAACAACATCAACATCAAGGTCACCCTTGACTTCGCCACCACTTGTCTCTCCTGCAATACCATCAGCGGTGATGGTAATTGCAACGTCATCACTCACATTATTCTTCAGATATGCATCACGAATTCTTTTAATCTTTGCACGATACTTTGAATTAGTATATGAAATCAAAGTGTCTATCTTTCTACCGATGTTACCGACATCCGATGCTTTCTCCAACATGATTTCAAAGTTAGGACCAAAGGCATCCATTGTGGATTGATACTTCAATCTGACAATTAACTTGACTTCAATATTATCTCTGGGACTACCTTCAGAAAATCTTCTGACGATAGTTTCATATCGACCAGTCTGAAACATCTTCGGTTCAATCTGAGCTCGAATCTGATTCAACTTACCTTTATCAATTCTGTCATAGGCAAACAGTTGTGCAAGGGCGATGGCAAACACACCCTCCATTACATCACCTTCGTTTAACTTTGCCATCGGATACAAAAAAACCCCTTCTAATATTTAGAAGGGGTGAGATCAGTCTTCTTCTTCTTTTTTGTTGAATCCGAATGGACCTTCCTTTTCTTCCATCTTCAGTCTCAGTGCAACTGTACCAATAGACTCAAGAACTTTTAGAATGTCTTCTGATGTTGCATTTTCACCAAGTTCTTTGGCAACATACCAATACTTGGGCCAGAATGACTCACCGGCTTTTTCGTAATCTTCAAGTGTTAGGAGTTTCATCTTCTACCTCAAGGTCAAGTTCTTTTTCAATTTGTTCATCAAGATCAAAGATCACTGCACGAATACTATCGATTCGTGGAGGAACACATTTTGGATCATAAGTGTATCTACCTTGTTCAGTATACAAAGCTTGGCGAACTGCTGCTGCAGTTTGCACATCCATTTCAATAGTAATCACAGGTCATCCTCAGCGCGGTTTTCAGAATAGTAAATATCAAACTTACCACCAGGGTAACGTTTCTCAAGTTTCTGTACGTTACGTGCAATGACATCTTCAAAATCAATTTCAAGTGCCATGCAAGCTTGTGCAACATACCACATCAGATCACCCAGTTCGATGATCATGTGTTCTTTGTTATGTGCATCGAACGGTTTGCCCTGAAAGATCATCTTCTTGACAATCTCAAGAAACTCACCACCCTCAGCATTGATACCAACACCTGCGGTCAGAAGACGTTCGATGTTTGCACCCTTGCGATCAAGTTCAACCAGACGGTCGGAGAGTGCAAGGAAGTCTGTCGATTCATCGGAGGTGACTGCATCAACAAACTTTTCATATCGTTTGAAATCAATACTATTAGTCATCAGAACTTAAAACCTTCAAATTTTTTGGTAGTTTTCTTTTCTTCGTAATTATACTCCTCATCTTGTCCACTGTCAAGCAAGTCTTCCTGTGCAGACTGTTCACAATCATAGAGTCGCATCTTGGCACGATCAACACCAATCACAAATCTCTTATTCATGTTGAGATCATTATATCGGTTCTTCAATTGTTTCACCATAATCTGTCCAAGCGATTCAAGCTCCTCAGTAGAAATAAGGGCAAACATAAGATCAGCAGTAGCAGGGAGACCAAAGGACTCACTAGTGTCAGTAAGCTCAACATCAGAGCTACCATAACCAGAACGAGTGGTCTGCGTGGCAGATACGATAGGGACGTTTGCTTCGACAGCCAGTCCTCTAAGTTCTTCAGCAATAGCTTTGATATAGCTATATGAATTGACAGTGCTGTTTCCGCGATACCTAGAGGAAGCACATATATTAAGGTAATCAACGAAAAT